TTTTCAGTTAATGAATCATATTTATAATAAACATAATTATAGGAGAAAAACTAATGGCCGAAAGAATAGTATCGCCAGGTGTATTTACGCAAGAAACAGATCAATCCTTTTTACAACGAGGAGTTAGTGAAATTGGAGCATCAATAATAGGTGCAACAACTAAAGGACCAGCTCAAGTACCAACACAAATAGGATCGTTTTCTGAATTCCAAGAAATATTTGGAGGATATACCGATGAATCATATGTACCATTTGCAGTAGAAGAATATTTAAAAAATGCAGGTGTTATAACAATAACAAGATTATTATATGAAAATGGATATAAATTACAAAATGGAGCATTAGCAATAGTTGCCGAATCTGGTTCTATTTCTACAGTAACTCATTTATTACATCCAACTCAACCAGTATCAACAACAGGCGATTCAAATTTATTTGAAGAATCACTATTCACAGATTTAGATTCTGGATCATTTAAATTAAAAGTTTCTGGAGCATTTGCTACAGATTCTTCAATACCTGGATATTCTGCTTATTTATCAACAGACTTTATTTCATCTTCATTAGATTCAACTTCAAATAATTATATTACAAAGATTTTTGGAACAAATCCAAAATCAGTAAATTATCCTGTCTACGTTCAATATGAAAATAAAAATGCATACTCATTATTTAATCAAAGTGGTGAAATAACAATGAGTTTAGCTATAGTAGAAAAATATCAATTTCTTCAAGATTTTCAGTCGGCCGGAACACCATACATAACATCACAACAAATAAGCGGTGGCTCTTCAATTGATTTATTTAAATTTCATACTTTATCTCATGGTAAAGCTGAAAATTATGATGTAAAAGTAGGCGTTAGAGATATTAGAGTAGCATCAGAAGTGTCAGATCCAAATGGATATGGAACATTTACAATTGAAGTAAGAAAAGTAAATAATCAAAATTTACCTAATTCTCCATTTGATTCTGATGATACTGACAAATCACCTGAAATTATAGAACAATTCACTAATGTTAACTTAGATCCAGATTCTCCTAATTATATAGTTAGAAGAATTGGAGATCAATATAGAACAATTGATGCTAATGGAAAAATATTTGATAATGGTGATTATCCTAACTTATCAAAATATATACGAATAGAAGTTACTGAAAATGTAAAAGCAAAAGCAATTGATGGATCATTAGTACCATTTGGATTTAGATCAGCCAATTCACCTATGCCAGATGTATCTAGTTCTGCCGGAAATTTAAATTTAAGACCTGTATCTTATGTAACATCACAAGTAATTGGAAGTTCATATAGTTCAAAAAATTATCATGGATTTGATTATACAAATTTAAATAACTTGAATTATTTAGCTCCATTACCAACATCAGGATCAAATACAGGATCAAATACAGATTTTTATTTAGGAGATGTATCTCAAGCAGCAGAAGCTAATTTCCCAAGTATAGCAGGAGCTTATTCAGGATCATTATCAACTTCATTAGAAGCTGGTAGATTAGCAACAGAAGTATCAATTAATACTAGAAAGTTCATGGTACCATTTCAAGGAGGGTTTGATGGATCAAGACCAAATTTACCAAAATTATCAGGAACAAACATTAAATCAACTAACTCATTTGGATTTGATTGTAGTGGTGCTAACACAACAGGAACAGTAGCATATAGAAAAGCGTTTGCTGCATTAAGCAATACAGATTTCTTTGATATGAATATGTTAATAACACCTGGTATTATTGATAGATTACACTCAAATGTAACAGCTGAAGCTAGACAATTAGCAGAAGATAGACAAGACACATTTTATATAATGGATGCTGGTGCATTAACAGATTCAATTTCAACCGTTGTTAATCAAGTTAATTCAATTGATTCAAATTATACAGCAACATATTTCCCATGGGTAAGAATTATTGATACTGGAAAAAATAAACCAATATTTGTTCCACCATCAGTAGTTGTTCCAGGAGCATTATCATTTAATGATTCAGTAGCAGCACCATGGTATGCACCTGCAGGATTAAATAGAGGTAGTTTAACATCAGTAATTAATACATATGAAAAATTGACTCAAGCTAATAGAGATGAATTATATGAATCAAGAGTTAATCCTATAGCAAATTTCCCAAATCAAGGAATTTGTATATGGGGACAAAAAACTCTTCAATCTAGACCATCAGCTTTAGATAGAGTAAATGTAAGAAGATTATTAATAACAGTTAAGAAATTTATTGCATCTGCAACTAAGTTTTTAGTATTTGAACAAAATACAGTTGAAACAAGAAATAGATTTTTAGCAATAGCAAATCCATATTTAGAAAGTGTTAGATCACAACAAGGATTACATGCATTTAGAGTTGTAATGGATGCAACTAATAACACTCCAGATTTGATAGATCAAAATATATTATATGGACAAATATTTTTACAACCAACCAGAACTGCAGAATTTATAGTATTAGACTTTAATATTCAACCAACTGGTGCTTCATTTCCAGAATAAAATTTAGGAACTGAATATTTATATAAAAGAAATAGGAAAACAAAATGGCATTAGAACAAGAATTACCAGGAATAAGTCAAAACGAATTATTTGATAGAGCGTTTGATTGGGAGCCTAAATATACTAATAGATTTATCATGTATATCGGCGATATTCCTACTTATATTATAAAAGCAGCTGCCAGACCTTCTTTAACTAACGGTGAAATTATCCTTGACCATATTAATGTAGAAAGAAAGTTAAAAGGTAAAACTAGATGGCAAGACTTAGCAATTACATTATATGATCCAATTGTACCATCAGGAGCACAATCAGTAATGGAATGGGTAAGATTACATCATGAGTCTTTAACAGGTAGAGATGGATATAGCACTCAATATAAAAAAGATATTAGATTTAATTCACTTTCACCAACCGGAGAAATTATTGAAGAGTGGTTGTTAAGAGGAGCATTTATAGCAGATTCAAATTTTGGACAAATGGATTGGTCAACAGAAGAATCAGTTCAAATTGAACTAACATTGAAATATGATTACGCTGTATTAGAATTTTAATTTATTTATAATGGGAGTAGTAATTTTATACTCCCATTTTTACTGTTTACAATATTTATAATAAAGTTTTAAAAAGGAAAGTTATGGCAAAATTAACAGATCGTTATTCAAACGAAAATCTAATAAATTTAGCAACAGAAAAATATGATAATACAAAAAGAAGCACACTACCAACAGAAATAGTAACATTAGCTTCTAGAGGTAAAGTATATCCAAAAACAAATCCATTAAGCTCAGGAAAAGTAGAAATGCGTTATATGACTGCTTATGATGAGGATATACTAACAAATGCATCATATATAAAAGAAGGAATTGTTTTAGATAAGCTATTAGAAGCACTTATAACCTCTGATATTAATATAAATGATATAGCAACTGTAGATAAAGACGGATTAATTATACATGCTAGAATAGTTAGTTATGGAAAAATGTATCCTGTATTAGTTTCAGACCCAGTAACTGGAAAATCATTACAACGTGAAGTTGATCTATCAAAAATTTCTGCAATCAATTTCCAACTAAAATCAGATGAAAACGGAGAGTTTGATTATAAAGTCAATGATGATATAACATTAAAATTTTGTTATGCTGCAGCAGATGGCGAACAAACAGTTTCAGAAGCATTGCAGAAAGCTATTACTCAAGTTAACAAATCTAGATCTACAGAAGAAATAAAACATTTTATTCAATATGAATTTTTAGCTGTTGATGCTAAAAAATTTAGATCATATATTGCAGATAATGCACCTGCAATGAATTATGAATATGAATTCGAAGGTGAAGAAGGAGGCACCTTCAAAGCAAGGTTTCAACCTGGGACAGACCTTTTTTGGTTTTAAACCAGAAGATCGTGTAGATCTACATGATCAATTATTTGATTTATTATGGGTTGGAGAAGGTAGATGGACATGGAATGATATATATCATATGCCATTATTTCTAAGAAAGTTTTATGTTAAAAAATTAAATTCTATACATGAAAAACAAAAAACAGCAGAAAAACAAAGAAATAAGAAGTCAAATCCTAAAGATAAAATCGCAAAACCTCCTATGTAAATATTTATATAAAAAGATATTTACATGAATATTCCTTATATTGACATACAACAATTAAAAAAATTACCTGTAATTGGCCAAGGTCAAGGAAACATACCATCAAATCCAGAATATAATAGAAGAAAAAGGGAAGCAGAAGAATCTACTGCAGAAATAAAAGAATCTACAAATACATTAGCTGCATTTCAAAAATTACTTGTTGATATTGATAATTCATATGCTAAACAAGCATTAACTGTTAACAATGTTATAGGAGTTCAGCGTGATTATGCAAATGCAGTTGTTAATCTTACAAAACGTTTAACATTTTTAGAACAACGAAATAAAGAATTAAATAAAACATTTGGTA